GGTGGAATGGACTCCAAAGGCTCAGGAATACCTGAAGAACAAAGAATACAAGTACCTCTCCCCTGTTGTTTTGGTTAGAAAGTCTGATCAAAAAGCGGTGGTACTACACTCGGCAGCATTAACCAACACGCCGGCTATTGACGGCATGTATGCAATTGTAAACTCGTTAAATCTTGACGAATACGAAGAAGAAGGAGGATTGTTCAATATGGAATTATTAAAACAATTGGCCAAGCTCTTAGGGCTTGACGAAAACGCAACAGAGGAACAGGTTGTGCAAGCAATCAAAACCACTGTTGGAGAAGTTGAAAAACTTAAGGACACGGCAAAAGACAAAGAAACTGGTGAAGGCACTGAAACGGTAGCCAACAAAGTAATCTGTGGCCTTTTGGGTGTGGATAGTGAAAGTGCCAAAACCGAAGATTTAGCAGCTGCTATCATGGCTCTAAAAAATCCTGCTAATCACGTTCCTGTAACTGAATTTAACAAGCTAAAGGAAAGGCTTGACAAGAAAGACAGTGAAGAAATCGTGATGAAAGCTCTTAAAAACGGGAAGATTTCATCGGCACAAAAGGAATGGGCTCAGGAGTACGCTCTTAAAGACCCTGAGGGATTCAAGAAGTTTGTAGAAAAGGCTCCTCAAGCTGTGCCAATGGGTGAAATTGACTTTGAAGAGGAAAAGAAAGAGGATGGCAAACTTGAAGAAACTACAATGAAGGTCTGCAAGATGCTAGGCGTATCAAGTGAAGACCTTGAAAAATACGGAAAGGATGTGAAATAGCATGGCGCTTACAGCAGGAAGAAACACCGTGGAAATTCAAGACGGCAAAACCCTTGTACTACCGGTTAAAGCAAACACTAGGATTTACGAAGGCTCCTTAGTTGTAGTAGATGCTACAGGGTACGCCATTCCTGGTAAAAAAGCCGAAGGGCTTTTGGCAGCAGGAAGAGCTGAAGAGTATGTTGACAACACTGGTCCGGGAAATGGCAACGGCGTTAAAACTGTAAGGGTTAGACGCGGAACTTTTAAATACAGCAATGATCCGGCAAATCCAATTACTCCTCAAGACTACCTCAAAGATTGCTACATCTTTGATGATGAGACTGTGACAAAGCTTGCCACAGGAGCTTCTGTAGCTGGGAAAGTAATTAGACTCGACAATGATGAAGTCATCGTTGAAATACTTTAATTTGGAGGAGGTTAAAAGACTATGTTAGTTAATCAGCAGGCGTTACAAGGCATTACAACAGGTTTTAAAACAATATTCAACAAGGTTTTTAATGAAACAAAGACCCACTGGGAAGGCATCGCAACTAGAGTACCCTCAGAAACTGGGGAAGAAAGTTACAAATGGCTTGGAAAGATTCCAAGAATGCGTGAGTGGATTGGAGACAGAGAGATTCAAAACCTTACTGGCTCTGAATACACCATCAAAAACAAGGACTTTGAACTAACTGTGGGCGTAGATCGTAACGACATCGAGGATGACAAGATTGGTATCTACAATCCGGTAATCCAAGACATAGCTCAAAGTACTGCTTCTTTCCCTGATTCTCTAGTATTTAAGTTACTATCGGGTGGGTTTGAAAACAAATGCTATGACGGTCTTCCATTCTTCTCTGAAAGCCACAAAGTAGGGAAAAAGACCATTTCAAACAAGAGTAATAAAAAGCTTACAAGTGAGTCTTATGCTGAAGCAAGAAGAGCTTTAATGTCTATCAAAGACGAAAATGGAGACAGCTTAAGAATTATGCCTGATACACTTGTTGTTCCACCAGCACTTGAAGATGAAGCTAGAAAAATCTTATTTGCTGATCAAATAAATGGCACAACAAACATCTACAAAGGCACTGCGGAGCTTTTAGTAGTTCCGGAACTTTCAGGAAGTAACACGGCTTGATATTTGCTTTGTACCATAAAGCCACTAAGGCCGCTGATTTACCAAGAAAGAAAAGCTGCAAAGTTTGACGCTTTGATTGATGATAAAGACGAAAATGTCTTTATGAGAAAACAATATCTTTATGGCGTGCACGCAAGAGCGAACACTGGATACGGCTTTTGGCAAATGGCCTTTGGGTCTACTGGTGAAGCTGAGTAAAGGACTGATTGAATATGGGTTATTGCTCGATTGAAGAAGTTAGAGGGATGATTAAGGCTGATGCACTTAACGCCATCATTGGAGATGAGTACATCGAAGATGAGGCTGAGAGAGAAGATAAAATCATTCCAATCATTGAAGAAGCCATAAGTGATGCTGATGGGGAAATTGACGGATACCTCGCTAAGAGATATCCCGTTCCCCTCTCCCCTACTCCTAAGGCAATCAATAAGTTTAGTAAGGATATAGCAGTGTATAACCTGTTTTCCCGAATTGGCATTGATGCAGGTGAAAAGGAAAGCAATTATCTAACTAGATACAAGGCTGCTGTCAGGTTCCTTGAAAATGTAGCAAGGGGAATCATAGACATAGGCATCCATGACAATATTCAAAAGGCAAACACTGGATTTCGAGCAGATTCAAACCCTCGTTTGTTCTCAAGAAATTCGATGAGAGGAATGTAATCTATGTATAGCATAAGACTTGATGGCGATGTAAGAAGATTAATGAAAAGGCTTAGCAAGCTTGAAAATGTTGAACTTAGGTCTTCAAGCTTGGCTTTAGCTGAAGCTTTGAGAGAATCTACAAGGGAACGCTTCAAAGAACAAAAAAGCCCTGAGGGCAAAAGCTGGAAAACCTCTGTAAGAGCAGCCACTGAGGGAGGCTCTACACTGACAGACAGTGCCGGTCTTAAAAACTCCATCAAGTCTCATGCTAGTAATTCGGGATTTGCCGTTGGTACAAACAAGGTGTACGCAAGGACTCATCAATTTGGAGAGGAAAAAGGCCGTACCATTAGAGCGAAAAACTCTAAAGGTCTTAGATTCAGAGTTGGTGGGCAGTGGAGAAACAAACGTAAGGTTGTTGTCAAGATTCCAGCACGTCCCTTCCTAGGGATTGGTGAAGAAGATATGCAAGAAATTAAAAGCACACTTGAAGGCTTGTTATCGGAGGAATAAAAGATGATTGGTTTATACAGGGAGTATCTTATTCAAAAGTTAAAGGACGCAGGAATCAAGTCCACTGTCCATACAAGTATGAAAAAGCTCAGCATATCCCAAGAAAGTCATGTTGGAGCGGTGTTATTTGAAGGAGATAAATTTGATCGAAGCGGCTCGAAAACTATCTACAGAGACCAAGGGGGCGACAAGCGAAAGAGATCAAAGATATTTGACAGAAATACTGTCTTCAACGTGACTATCGGGGAATATGACCAAGCAAAATGTGAGGCCATCTTTGAAAAATTCATGGGCTCCCTAGAAAAAGGCATCTTGGTTGATGGCAATTTCATTCCTATCGAAGTTGAAGAAGCTGACTGGGTGGATAAAGAGGACAGCATCCTAAAGGCAAAGGTAGCGGTTCAAATCAAGGTTAGATTTGATGGTGGTATATACAAAGATACTGACTTTGCTAAGGTTAATGAATACAAGGTTGAAAATATTGAATCGGTAAAGGAGATTGGATATGGCGAATAAAAGCGATAATGCAAAAAACCCTGAGCTCTTTACCATTGAGGAGCTTAAGGCGAAGCACAAAACGCCTGAGTCCGTCTTTCAGGGAACTAAAATAGCTGAAGGATGGCGAATGGGAAAGATGGTATCTGAAGAAGAGTATCAAAGAGTTGTAGAAACTTTTCTAAAGCAGCCTATGAACGGAAAGGAGGCTAAGAAAAATGAAACTAAGAGACGTTAGGACTACCGTAACAGATGGAGGTCTTGGGATAAACAATACCCGTGGTGAGGGTGTTCATCTAAAAATAGGAGTCTCTCCGGTGCAGTCAGATGAGCCTATAGTAATCACTGGGAACATGAATGACAAAAAAATCAAGGAAAGACTAGGGCTCTCCCCTCTTGCTGATGCTTGTATGGATAGCATTGAATGGGGCTCTAATATGATTTACTGCATCCCGGTTGCGGCTTCTATTGATGGCACAGTAGGCGAAGTCATGAAAGAAGGAATGGGCACGGGAAGTTGTACAGTGCTTGGGAATCCAAACAACGCTTATGAAATCATCGTAAGATTTACAGCTTCAGGAGGATTTAACGATGCGGTACTTAGGTACTCGGTTGATGGAGGCTATTCATTCGCTGATGAGATGACTCTTCCCTTGACTGGAGAGGTAGTGATTCCACAAACTGGCCTGACTTTTAAGTTTAGCGAGGGTGACACGCCTTTAGAAGCTTTTAAAACAGATGATGTCTACTCAGTCAAGACGGAAGCTCCACAAATGAGCAATCAGGATGTACTGGCAGCTATTGATAAGATTAAGAATTTCAATGAAGCCTTTGAGTATGTCCATATCGTGGGAGAATCAACAAATAGCCTATGGTATGCCGTATCAGTAGAGCAAAGAAGGCTCTATGAAAATCACAACAAGCCCCTATTTTTCGTCCTAGAGGCTAGAAAAATTAATGAAGGTGAATCGGTTGACGACTATGCAATAGAGCTCTCCAAGGAGAAAAGAGACATCTTAAACTATGACATTCAAGTTGTAGCTGCTAGATCACTTTATGTAAGAATGGACAACACCACAAAGGAAATCAATAACGCTGGTATTGTTTGCGGTCTTTACTCGGCTGCTAAGGTCCAACAATCTATTGGGGAGACAAAGGTATTTAGTATTCCTGAAAGAAAAATGCTGGAACTTATGCCAAGAGGCATTGATGAGTACATTGGCCTTTTAGATCAGTCGAATTATTTGACCTTCAGGAAGTATGATGGCTTAAGTGGTTACTATGTGACCAATGCAAGGATGATGTGCCCTGAAAACTCAGACTATAGATACGCTGAAGATGCAAGGGTTAAAAACAAAATCATTAGAGAAACAAGAAAAGAAGCCCTTTTACAACTTCAAGGTGAAGTTGATATGTCAGATGTTCAGGGAAGTCTTGAAGCAATTGCGAAATTCATAGAGACGCCACTGGATAGAATGGCAGAAAAGAAAGAAATCTCTTCAGCTAGAATAGCTGTACCTGAAGGACAGGATATTTTAGTGACTGAGACTCTTAATGTAATCATTAGATTCGTACCAATTGGACGCATTCGTGAGATTGTAATTGATCTAGGAATGGAAAACCCATTTAGAAAATAAGGAGGGATGAAGCTTGATAATCAACGGAAAAGTTTACGATTGGGGAGATGTCTCCATTAAGCTCCCCGGCCTTGAGCTTGAAGCTCAAGAGATCAGCTACAATGATGAGC